GGATGCAGAAAGACAAGCACAAAAGGCTCTAACAAAATATCAAGATGAAGTTGATAAACTTACGGCACAAATAGCTCAGCTACAAGATACAACAACTGGTAATACTGGTACTGAGGGTACAACTAATCAAACAACTGGTAATACTGGTACTGAGGGTACAACTAATCAAACAACTGGTAATACTGGTACTGAGGGTACAACTAATCAAACAACTGCTAAAAAAACTGGTAGGGATAGACTAGGTGAATTAGTAAATATAAATCCTTCTGAATTAACAGAAGAAGAAAAAAAGGAACTAGAAAGATTAAGAGGATGGGTATCCTTCAAGTTTAATGGTGAAAGACTCTCAGCGGCAGATGCTTCAAGTAGATATAATAACCTCTTAAGGCAAAAACCAGAAACCTTAACCGAAGAAGACTCAAAATTTATCGCTGAATATAGAAAAGAGTATGGGTATGCATCTCCTGCTGCTCCAACAGAGTATGAAGAACCAGCAATCTTAGAAAGAACAACGGCATTAATGGAGGGTGTTACCCCAGAAGGTGAGCCCTACTTAACTGATGCTATGACAGTAAAAGCAGAAGCAACAGACACAACAGATGAAGGTCAGTTCATAGATGAGAGTACTGGTCAATTAACTACAGCTCCCGCAGATCAAGAAGCAACATTAGCAAGTCAAACATATGCAGAAACTCCAACTGAACGAGACGCAGCCACATATACAGCTGATACTATCAGTGCCGATGTTAAAGCAGAGTTAGAAGCAATTGATCCTGCAACAGGAGAGTTATCAGAGGAAGCTATGGTTGTTGCAGCACAGATGTCTCCATCTAAACTTGCGCAACTAAAATTATCTCCAGCTCAATTAAGTAGAATTAGACAAGTTGCTGCTGTGCCTGACCTTACAGTAGAAGAAGATCAACTTGTTACAGGTGCAAAAGCCGGTGAGATACCTGAAGCAGAAGCAGCTGAGTCAGATTATAGAAGCACCGTGCAAGCTGCTCAGGGTAGAGTAGGAGCACAAGAGCTTATAGACGCAGAGGCAGCGGGCTTGCAGATTGATGCACCTGTACAGGCTGTAGCTGCGTCTATGGATGCTCTAAATAAAGATGCATATGCTAGAGCAGCACAGGGTACTTTTGATGGCATTCTTGCTACTGCTGAGCAAGGTGTAGTAGAAGCTATGCAAACTGTGCAAGGTCAAATGGCACAGCTAATGGATCAATTTAATAATGGTACTCCTGCTTGGGCAGCAGGGGCTATGAGAGCAGCTAATGCTGCTATGGCTGCTAGGGGCATTGGAGGCAGCAGCATTGCAGGTGCAGCTATTATACAAGCAGCTATGGAATCTGCTGTTCCTATTGCTCAAGCTGATGCTGGTGCCTTTCAACAGATGGCATTAACTAATCTCAATAATAGGCAACAAGTGTCTCTTGCTAACGCAGCAGCACAACAGAATATTACACTAGCTAATTTAAACAATAAACAACAGGCGGCACTACAAAATTCAGCTAATGCTTTTGCACTACAGTCTCAAAATCTATCAAACCAACAAGCCGTTGTATTAGCAAATGCACAGATTGCTGCTGCTGTTCAACAAAAGAATTTAGATGTAAGAACACAGACAGCACTAGCAAATGCTGCACGTTTTGCTGAAGTTAATAATATTAATCTTAGCTATAGGCAGCAAGCTAATTTACAAAGATCTGCTGAAACGCTACAGATTGAAATGGCTAACTTAAGCAATAAACAGCAGACTGCTCTTGCTAATTTACAGGTAAGGGCGGCAATTGTAGGACAAGAATTATCAAATGAGCAGCAAGCTAGAACTCTTAATGCCGCTAGAATTAGTGAGGTTGCCAATCTTAATTTTTCAGCTGAGCAACAGCGGGCAATAGAAAATGCTAGACTTGCTCAAACAGTTGATTTAGCTAATCTTACAAATAGACAGGCTAAAGTTATGGCCGATGCAGCAGCTATGTCACAGATGGATTTGGCTAATCTTAATAACAGACAACAAGCCGCTGTTCAAAATGCGCAGTCATTCTTACAAATGGACTTAACTAACCTAAGTAATGAACAACAAAAAATTATGTTTGATTCGCAGGCTTTAGTAAATACCATGTTATCTGACCAAGCGGCAGAAAATGCCGCAGAGCAGTTTAATGCGACCAGTGAAAATCAGGTAAATCAATTCTATGACTCTTTAACAGCAGGCATTAGTCAATTTAATGCGAGCCAAGCTAACGCTATTAGTCAATATAATTCGGGCCAAACAAATGCTATGTCGCAATTTAATGCTACTCTAGCACAGCAGTACGCACAGTTTAATGCTCAGAATGCTTTAGTTGTTGCGCAGAGTAATGCTACATGGCGTAGACAAGTAGCTACACAAGATACTGCTGCTATCAATAGAGCTAATGAATTGAATGCTCGTTCTACTTTAGAACTATCTACTCTAGCATATAACAATATGTGGGGCATGTACAAAGATATGTTTGAGTTTGCTTTTCAAGCAGAACAAGCAGATTTAAACAGAGCAAATGCTGTTGAAACAGCAAAAATTGGAGCGTCAGCATCTCAGAAGAGTGCTGCTGGTAGTGCTTTTGGTAGTATTGCAGGATCACTCATTGGCGGTATCTTTAAATCTATTCCTTTTAGTGATATGAAACTAAAAACTAATATCAAGGAAGTTAAAGCATTCAAAAATGGAATTAAAATGTATACATGGGACTGGAAGAAAGAAGCTACAGACTTAGCAGACACTCGCCAAAAAGCAGGCTTCATTGCGCAGAATGTTTTAAAGATATACCCAGACCTTGTAGTTAAAGATGAAGATAGTGGCTATCTTACTGTAAATTATGCAGGAGTACTAAAGAAATGTATGGCTTAGGCAAATCATTATACCAGAAATACTTAGATAGATATGAAATTGAAGGTAGAAACCTAATAAAGCCACCTCCTGTAAAAAAGTTTAATAAGGGTGGTCTTATGGGGGCAGCTGCAATGGCAACTAAACATACCATTCCAGATGCACCTAAAAAAGATACTAATGACAATACAGCTTTAGCTGCATTTTCCTTATTTAAAAGCTTTAATGAGGATTTTAAGAAGTAATGAAATATACACTAGACGAACTACAGGAATTTCAAGAGCCAAGCTTTTCTGCTCCTATTCCCGGTATGGGATTAACGGCAAAGCTAGGGTCACGTCCTTGGGATCAACCTCCTAAGTATCCCAGTGTAGCTGAAGCATTAGATTACTATACAGATACTCTTTTTAGTAGGGGTGGTATTTCTTTCGTTGCTGATGCTCTGCAAGCGGGTAAGTCAGCCATTGATGTAGCAGAAGCAGTTACTATGGACGGAGTTCAAAATGGAAATCATACGGTAGATGTTGGTGTTTTAATCCTACCTGCTGTTGCAGAAGGCATTAATATGATCGGCAATATGATGGGCCTTGAATTTGAAGTTGGTAATGAAGATGGTACAAGTGTCGTATCAGATAGTATGCTTGGGCTAATTGCTAATCGTATGTCAAAGAGCATTGAAAAGGATAGAGGATTAGCTGATGTTCTTAATCTAGACGACTTTGAATTATCTGATGAAGATATGCAGTACTTAGATATGGAAGATTATGAAACGCAAAGTCCCGAAGAGCTTCCTATGGCTGATGATGAAATGCTGGTAGAAGCCATGCAAGAAGAAGCCCCTGCAATCCCAGCAGGGCAAGGTTTAATGTCAAGGAGATCATAAATGGGAAGTTCTTTTTGGTCATCATTTGCGAAGGCTGCAGCCCCAGAAATCATTAAGGGCCTAACAGGAGAAGACGGTAATTCTAAAGGCGTTTTTGCGGGCTATGATAAAGAAACTGAAAACCGCTTTGATAAGTATATAGCAGAAAGAAGACAAGATGTCGAGGCTGCATATAATAGTTATAAGACAGACTTTGACTTTTGGGATGAGGCAGCTACTAATTTAGCGTATGCTGTCGGTGAAGGCACTGATCCTCAAAACTCATTAACAGGCATGGAATTTGCTGCTCAGACCTTAAGAGGCATGACTAAATCTCAAGCTAAAGACCTTATGAATCAGTTTAAAGCTCTTCGAGAAGAAGGCACAAACATTAGAGAGTTGCTGGGCGATAGACTTAATAGAAATGAAGTAACAAGAGAGCAGCGTAAATTAACTGCTAATGATGTTGCAAAGATGCAGTTAGGTGGTGGCTTTAAATATCAAGAGAAACCTTTTAATTTACGTGAAAATCAATCTCCCATTAAAAGATTACTTTCAGACACGTTTGGTCTATTTAAAGAAACAGATGAAGCAGCCGCAACAAAACTTATGGAGAGACAGAGGGCTAAGATTAGAGGTGGGCTTGTAGACTACGATAAGGTTGCTGGAGATACTCCTTTCGGAGAGGCTAGGCAATCTCTTTCTCTTGATCCATCTATGCTTAGGACTAAAGAACAATTACGAGAAGAACAGAGAAGTATATATGCCACTGAAACTGCAAAATATTTAAACTTAAACACCATAGAAAAATATGCTTTAGACGCGAGGGAACGTGCCCTAGAACATGAAAGACTTAACAGAGAGCAGGCGCTGCGAAATGCTGAAACGCCAGAAGAAAGGGAGGCAGCAATCAATGCCCTAAGAAAAGACCAATACCAACAAGCTATTTTAAACGCAGACGCTACAGCGGCTGCTAGGTTTGCCGCTGGTTTAAAGGAGCTTACTACAATAATTAACAGGAAATACAGACTAAGCGATGATCTTGGCCAACAAGCAACCAACTTTGGTAAGGGTGAACAACAGGAGTATACTAAGGATATTCAATCAGGCAGGACACAAGCTATGGTAAATGCTTTGTTTAGTGTTCCTGAACAAGCTATTTCTTTAGTACAATATGGTTCTTTTGGGGCAGGCGGTGTCTCAAAAGATATGTTTGAGGCGGCTAAAAAACATGTGCAGGTACTTAGACAAGGGCAAAAAATTGCTGGTTCAGCTGCTTCAGCATACGAAAAATATATGGCTGGTGCTAAGGCCGTATTAGGGGATAGTTACAATCAAGAGACTGTAGATGTTTTAGCTAAACAGTTTCTTCTACCGGATCAGTTTGTATCATATATCAAAGGTCGGGACGAATATAAAAATAGACAAGATGAAATACAGGCGAAACAAAAGGCAGTTGATACCACACAACCAACTCTTAGTGACAAAGTCGCAGCTAATAGAGATGCAGCCATGGCACGTTTAGGACAAAACAAGGAGGATCCTCGATATAACATTTCTATTTGGGAGGATCCCGATTTTAGTTCTTCGGGTTCTACGGGTAAACGACTCCCCCTAAAATTATTTGGTAGGGATTAATACATGCCTCTTACATTTGACCTAACGGCATTACCTGCCTATTCTGAAATAATGGGCGAAAAAACAGAACCGACTGTAGATACAGCTGGGCAAGATCCCCTGTCCTCTACACAAGATTATCTACAGTCTACAGATGATTATCTCTATCAAAGAGCGTCTGATGCAGAAGTTGTAGCTAACGAAGAGAAAGCTAGATTAGTTAAGGACGAAGACTTTATGGCTAATCTTCGTTACTATATGCGCTCTCGTTTTAATGATGACGGTAAACAAAACGCAGATGAATCTGATGAAGCATTTTATGACAGGTTTATGACGCACTATCGCTGGGCTACAAACAATAGTTTCTCCCTATTAAAAGAGATAGATTTTCAGCGCGGTACTGATACACCAACCCGTGAAGCCTTTGGTAGGGTTTATGAAAAAGTAGAAAGAGATGCTCCTACTCTATTTGACATGTCTGCTGGTGAGGCTGCTAACGCTTTAGGAGATTATGTGTACGCAAGTGCTACTGATCCCTTGGGTCTTGCACAAACCGTTATTGGAGGCGTTGTTACAGGCGGTACAGGTGCTGTTGCCTCTCTTACAGCAAAGCAGTTTGCTTCTAGAGCAGCTCTAAAGAAAGCCCTAACAACAACTATATTAGGCAAGAATGTATCAAAACATGTATTAAGAGGAACAGCTGCACACGGGGCTGTAGGGGCTGCTACAGGGGCTTTACAAGATGCTATGCTACAGGAGCTAGAGCAAAGAGCCTATATAGGTACAGACGAAGAAGGAAATGCTGTCTTCGATCCTACTATCTCTTATGAGGATAGAGCTACAGACATAAATAGAGTCCTAGAAAGCGCAGCATTAGGTGGCGTCCTTGGCTTAGGAGAAGGTGTACTTATTGGTAAAGCTGCTAAAAAGGGTGCTGTATCTTATGCTAATGAGCGTATTAAGATGCTAGGTCTTCAGGGAAAATTAAACTCAAAACTTGATCTACTAGATAATGAGAATAGGATCGTAGATGCTATTACATTTGATCCTGTACAAGGAGATCAGACAAATAGTCTACTAAGAGCGGTAGATTTAACAACACCAGAAGGTAAAAAATTTGAAGGTGTCTTAGGCAAGCTAAGAGACAATCTTAATGCTACAGCAAAAGATGATCCTATACAGGCTGCTATAGATCAAGTAGATGTAGATGCCGTAGGAACGGTTGCTAACTCAGATGCGCTAACTCAAGCACAGCTTAGAGTTCAAGTTGTTAGAAACCTAGATAAATTTGCTACTGGGTTATACAAAGTTAAAGTAGAAGACTTTGAAGCTGCGGCTAAAATGGGCGTTAAGCTTGAAGATGATGCTTTGTTTAATCTTATTGAAGGCTTAAAAGACGATCAAGCTACAGATATTACTAGAGAACTATGGTCGTATGTAGTTAAAGATGCAAAGGAGGGTGATTGGGATGCAGTAGAAAGAGCCCTTGAGTCTGCTAATTTAACAAAGACAGATTTCTTAGATATTCTTGAAAGAGTAGACGCTGAAGGACCAGACGGTGAAAAGGTTATGGTCGCTATTCAAAGGGCTTTTCGGCAGTCTAAGAGTGATGCAGGTCGCGTATTAAGTTCAGGTTCTGCTTTAGGTAAAGCCCGAAAGGCATTCTTTGGCATGGACAAAAAGGATGTTGCTAAAGTTAATAAGCTATTTGGTGCAGGCGATCCTACAACACAAGCATACACAAATCTGATTGAATTTTTTCAAAGGGCAGGTCGTGTTAGAAGAGGTTTAATGGTTATTAATCCAGCCACTACTATGAGAAATATTTTTTCTGGTATGGCTAACGTAACTTTTAGTACTGCCTCGAACACAATAGAGTCCGTGATTTATAACATGGGCAAGGCCGTTACGGGTAAACAATCTGTTGGTAAATCTCTAAATGAGATTTGGCTCGATTCTAGTAATTTGCTATTAAGTCTAATTCAACCCAGTACTACTGTAGGTGCAGTAACAGGTAACTTATCTATTACTAAGGCAAAGGCTCTAGCAGATGCTGCCGTAGTTAACAATCCTACATTGGCGCGTAGACTATTTAGAAGCAATAATAACTTTGATGGCGATGGGTCTTTACCGGGGTTTGTTACATTTCTTAACGGCCTCAACATTGCACAAGACGCCTTCTTTAGGAGGGGTTTATTTGCATACGAGCTAGATAAAAAGTTTAGGAGAGCTGGTATAGAAGGGGGTCTTGAAGGTGTCCTTAAAGATAATACACATATCCCTACAGATATTCTTCAAGCTGCAGCAGCAGAAACTATGAAGGGTACTTTTAGTTATGCTCCTAGAAGGAATAAAGGATCATTAGAAAATATTGCTGCTGTAACATTAGACTTTATTGAAAAGGTTCCAATGGGTACAGTAGCCCTCCCATTTGCTCGTTTTATGATGAATGCTCTAGCCTTTCAGTTTAAATATAGTCCACTAAATGTTGCATCTAATGCTTTTGATGCTGCCTTTGTTGCAGCTACAAAGGGAAGAAAAGAAGTAAACCTACCTAAGTTGGCGGAATCTTTTGCTAACTCATCTGTAGGTATGGCTGCTCTAATGGCAGCACTAAAGGTTAGATCTGAAAACCAAGATCAACCTTATTATAACATGAGAGTCGGCGATACTATTATAGACACAAGGGCTTTGTTTCCTATCACACCCTATCTAATGCTTGCAGATTTTCTGTATAAGATGGAAGCTCTTGGACCAGAGCAATTTAATAGGCAAATAGATCCAGATAGGATTGATAGAGCACCTCCAAATATTAGAGAGTTAGCTGAAGGTATTGCTGGTGTTAATCTACGCTCTAGCGCCCAGCTACCCTTGTTTGATGCTATGCTAAACATAGCTAGTGGTGATTTCACAAAGGAAGAAAAACCCTTTGAAGCATTTGGTAAGATGGTTGGCGAATACGCTAACAGCTTCTTGGTTGGTACTAACTTCGTAAAGGATGTTATTGCCTCCTTTGACTCACAAGAGGCAGCAATAAGAGACTACAATGCTGCTATTGAAGGTACGGGTGGTATGGAAAGAGGCTTAAGCGCCTTCACTCAAACCGTAAAGAAGAGTCTCCCCGTAGGAGTACAGGGACTTGCTGGTTTGGCAGAGCCGCCAACTAGGGCATATGCCTATAGAGGGCCTAGTGAAGTAGCTTTTAGAGAAAACACACTTGCAAAGCAAACTATCGGTGTTACTACTGTTCGTAAACCTACTGATGTAGAAACAGAAATGCGGTTTTTGGGGCAAGAGGAGTGGGTAGCCTTTAGAACTACAGGGGATAAACTTGTAGATAACTATATTCGTGAGGGTGCTAGTCAGTTCGCTAGTGGCGTTATACAAACGCTAATGTCTAATGACGCATATAAAGATATGGCGTATGAAAGTAAGAAGGTATTAGTTAACGATCTACTTAGTAAGATTAGAAAAGAAGCTAAAGTTATGGGAGAAGTATTTAGTCAGCGGGATATGGCTGCTAAGTACGATCTAGTAAAGACAGGAATTGAAAACGAAATTAGTGCTATTATCAAAAAAGATGGCGACATAACAGACGCTAATGAAAATGAAGTTTCTACGCTTGAACGTAAGCGTCTCCTGTATAAAAATTATAGCTACACTGGGCCTTTTGCTAGATTCAGATGGTTGAAGGCAGACAATAGAACTAAAGCAGCTGTAAATAAACAACTAGAAGAATTAAGATTTACAGTTGCAGAAAAAGCAAACCGTGGAGAAAAACTAGCAGACTATGAAAAACTGCTACTCCTTGCTCCACGGCCTACTGTAGAATCTTCGGGGCTATATGGTTTAGGTTACGAACTAAGTAAGCTTATAGAAAAAAGATATTCCTTCTAACGCTTATCTCCAGAGCCACTAAGTACACCTCTTTCTAGACGCGACTGTAGTTTCTCTACATTCTGTTTAGCAATGGTGTTAAGTGGAATACCAAGATCAGTAGCTAGTGCAGAACAGTACCAAAGAACATCGCCAATTTCAGCTGCGATTTGCTCCTTCCAGTCATAAGGAAGGTTCTCTATACCATCTCGCACTAGCTTCTTTACTTTGTTAGCTACCTCTCCAGCTTCACCTGTGAGGCCAAGAGCAGGGTATAGCAAGCTAACCTCTGCCCTATAGATAGCCGTTGTCTTACAGAAGTCTTGATACTCTTTAAAAGACATCGCATTGCTATTCATATATTCATCAGCTTCTTTTTTCAGTTGCATTGAGCCTCTCCAAATTCTGGAAGTACGCTTCATTGTACCCCCTATGCCACTCTTTAGCTTGCATAGAGTCCGCTTTATAGGGGCAAGAAGTGACGATAACAGTCTCATTGTCTAGTCTCTTAGTCCATTGTTTGGTGTTTGTGAAGGCATTGTACCCAGCTTCGTATTGAAGCTTGAGCGGTGGCATCTCGTTGTCACGTTTATGTTTATGCAATGGGCGTTTCATAGTGAATCCTTTAAGTCCTTAATTTTCATGTTATAACAACTAGCTTTAACGATATAGCCATTAGAAGTATCAACATCCCCTTTACTAAGGAAGTTTGCTTTATCAAAGTATTCTTCTTTTGACATAACGCCTAAGAACCAACCTTTACTCATATCGTTTAAGATACGAACAAACGCATAAGCGTCACATTTCTGTTTAGTATTATAAGCTGCTACAGAGCAGTCATAATCAGGCAGGGGTGTGACACTTGTGCGTTTTGTTTTGACATCTACAGATGACCCATCTTCCAGTATAAGATCATAATCATATGAGTTATCCCAACTTCCTCCTAACACACTTAGGGCAATTTGTTCTCCTATAAAACCAGCGAAGTTTCCTGCGCCGGAGGTTATAGAATTATTTAGCTTGCCCAATTCAATGGCTTTGTCTTGGGCTTTAGCCAGCATCTCGTGTGTTACTAATACTTCTTGCATGTTACCTACTCGTAATGTCTACGACTTCGCATACCCCCGCTGTGCAGGCAAGTTCTTGAGAGCCTGTAGTATGATCCTCTCTCTCATATTCTCGCAGAAGCGTCCAGTTAATAGTGGATGGCATTCTCGCGGCCAAATTAGCGTAGGCCATTTCATCAATGTCTTGGTAGGGAGCCTGCTTATAAGTATGGTCTGAATAAGGCAGAAAACTAATACCCGAAATGGCATCAAAATTCTTAAATACCCAATCGCCAACACTAAGCCACTCATCTTCTTTTACGCTCACTGTGATACTAGGCTTATGCTCACACCAATGCTCTTGGTAAATAAGCCAAAGTTCTAGATGCTCTAAAGCATTCATATCATCCCTACAAACTGAAGCAGCGGGTGACTGCATGGGGAATGAAAACACAGTCGCACTTTCAGGACGCATAAAGTCTGGTTCAGCTGGAATACCTGCGTCCTTTAGAAACTGCGTCATAGGGTCTTTATTATCCGCCCTTACTGTACGGATGTAGAAAGGATTATGGCGAGCATGAATGCCACTAGCAGAATCAACAAGCTGCGAGACTGTACCGCTAGGCTTGACACACGTAATAGCAGCAGACTGATTAATACCAAGAAGAGCAGCAAACTGCTTGTTAACTTCAACGGCTGTACTCCTAAGATCACTTAACATACTAGCCAGATATTCTTTACCATTCTTTCCATTGCAATAAGAATTATCCATAATTCCTGTCAGAGATACTCCTAACAGGCGTTCTTCTTCAGTGTTCTTTCTCCAGATAGAACGCAGATACTTAAAGTCAGTTAGGCAGGATTGAAGAGTACCTAGAATAGTAGCTAACTCAACCTTCTCACGTAATGTTGCTTTAGTATCTCCCTCACGGACAACTACCTCAGATAGATTACAGAATTGATAAGGTCTAAGAATAATCTCTGAGCATGGATTGGTACCCCACCTTATCTTTTTAGTCTTTGCTTCATCCGAATAATTAGATCGTCTACCATTCTTAGCCACCTGTCTTTCCGCCGCTTGACGATTAAAGATGCCTCTTTCACCTGACTTACTTTCGTAGAGAGAAAGCCACTCAGAAAAAAATACTTCCATCGAAGGTTTATCTTTATACGAGACAGAGTTGTTTGCCAATGATCTCTGTGAATCATTGACCCACCATTCTCCAGACTTAGCCTTACGCATAGCGGTATCATTAAGATTAGACAGAGAGATAAGAGCAGAGCGACGAACACCGCCGACAACAACAATCTCGCCAATCTTGCACATAATATCGTGGGCTTCCAGTGGGTATAAGCGTCTCCCAGCAGCTCCCTTAATCTTAGATACCACAAAGTTAAATAAATCCTCTAGGGGTTCCGGGCCACTTGCTCTACCGCCAAATGTTTTAAGCCTAGCTCCAGCGGGGCGGACGTTAGATACATCCCATTGTGGAATCTGGCCAGCATACAAGCAAGCAATTAACTCTCTTAGAGCCTTACACCATCCGATCTTACTGTCGTCTACGACGATAACAGTGTTGCTTTCATGGAAATCTTCATTAATGAGTGGTAGCTTATCTACATTCTCACGCTCAACAGAGAAGCCTACGCCTGTTCCGCACATAAGAATGTACATAGCTTCATCAAAAGCACGTAAAGAATCTACTGGTACATATGAACAATTGTATGCTCCTACATGGCATCGCTCTAATGCTGGACCAGCAGTCATTACGGCTCTCATAGAAGGCATTACATCTAAATTTAGAACAGCCTTTTGCAGACGTTCTCTATATTCAGAGACATCTACACCTTTTTCTTTTTTGATGTAGTCAAATAGATAATCGAAGTAACGTGTAATAGTCTCTTCCCATGTCTCACGGCGCTGGTCTTCTTCTCTCCAGCGAGCATACCGTGAAAGAGCGATAAAGTTTTGATAGTCAGATGGTAATGCCATTATTGTTTTTCCTCCATAGAATTTACTACTGTGAGTAATAGTTTATTTAGATACCACTGCGCTTTTAGTAGGTCTTTTAGTGGGTCCTCTTTATGCTTAACCCTATAACGACTAACGTACTTTAACACATTGCCTTTTAAATAACCTTCAAACTCTGCCTCTGTCATAGAGTTTTTGATTAAGTCGATGGTCTCCATGCCCGTAGTGTTATAGTGAGGTGGGCTATTGATAATATCAATAGGTTCGTTCTCTTCTGCCATTGCTAAGTATCCTTGCATTACTATTGTTTTCCAAAGTTTATTTTTACGACATTACCTTCAGTACTAACAACTCTAGGAGTAGGCTTAGGGTCATCCCCTAATAAATAGGTGCCATCACTTGAGGATGCTAGTATGTCTTCTGCTGCCTCTTTTATATCAAGATTTTCTTCGTACAAAAGAAGCGACACAGACATGAGAGCCCCCATATTTAATAGGATGTCTTTACCCTCTTCGTCAAGAGGTATGTCGTTAGGGCATACTAAGGATACATCAATCTCACCGTCCCACTCTTTCTTATTATCTAAGATGGGTAAAATCTTTATGTATAACGCATCACTGGAAAGTACATCTCGTATCGTTGTCATTTTATTTTCCTTTTATTAGGAAAGGTTACGAAGGTTGGTACGCTGCTCTTTGGTGGTTCCTCTAACCACTCATCTGGGAT